AATACCTCCGACGCTCATGCGCACGAAGAATGGCCCGGTCAGATCAGAAGCGGCAGGAGGGGATCAGCGTCGCGCTTACTGTTGACACGCTTGCAGAACGCAAAAAGCCTCCCGCGAGGGAGGCTGATAAGCTGCTGATATAGTGATTATTTTTGGTTGCGGGGATAGGATTTGAACCTATGACCTTCAGGTTATGAGCCTATGGACCCATATTTTCACTAACCAGCATCTCGACGAAAAGGGTCGCTGGATCGACCTGATGACCGAGGCCTCGATCCTGCCGGTCAACAAGCGGCCGCGGATTGCGATCCGTCTGCACACATCGAACTGACAGGCAGCTGCAATGAACGTCTTTGCCGGCGCAATGGACCGGATCTTCAGCCATGCGTCCATGGCGACCTCTGCGCTGTGGATCTCGGGAAGCACCTCGGAGGAACGGACCATCCGGGTGATCCGTCGCAGCCCGGACCGGATCACCGAGTTTGGCACTGGGCGCTTTGTCAGCGACACCACAATTGTCGATGTCCGGCTGAGTGACCTAGCGTCGCCCCGCTCTGGCGATCTCATCGTGATCGGCACCGACAGCTTTACCGTTCAGGGCGAGCCCATGCGCGACCGCGAGCGGCTGATCTGGACGCTGGACCTGCGGCCGTCATGAAGCTGAAACTTACCATCCAGCCTGACATTGCAGCACTGATGCAGGCGGAGATCACCGCCGGGGAGAGGGCTGTCTCCGCCGCCATGCGCGAGGCAAGTAACAGCCTGAAAGCGGCATGGCGGAGCCAGATTACCGGTGCGGGGTTGGGCACGCGGCTCGGCAATTCGATCCGGCTGGCCACCTACCCGAAAACCAGCGCCAGTCTGAACGCAGCCGCACTGGTTTGGTCAAACGCGCCGGTGATCATCGGTGCTCATGACTCAGGACCACTGATCCGATCAAAGGACGGGTTCTGGTTGGCAATCCCTATTGCCGCGGCGGGAAAATCGATCCGCGGCGGACGGATCACCCCCGGCGAATGGGAACGTCGCACGGGCCTCCGATTGCGGTTCGTCTATCGCCGTCGCGGACCCAGCCTCCTGGTGGCGGAAGGGCGGCTGAACACAAAGGGCCGGGCGGTTGCCTCGCGATCAAAGACCGGCCGTGGCGTGGTGACGGCGCCGATCTTTTTGCTGGTACCGCAAGTCAAACTCCAAAAACGGCTCGATTTGGCACGGGATGCGATACGCGCCGTGAATAGCGTGCCGGGGAGGATCGTCCACGGGTGGTAGAGGACGTGAGTGGGTGGCGGCGGCTATGCGGACGTTCCTGCCGTTAAACGTGTCCACGTCGCTCAGCCGTTTGAATCGCGGCACCGAATTCCTCCGGTGTCGGAGATTCAGCAAACGCAGGGATGCCCTCGGGAAGGGTAATCCAATCTTGTTTGCGGCTGATCCAGATATGCGCGATTGGGTTTAGCGTCTGACTACCCGCAAGGGTGCCTGCCCGAAGGAAAATCATGTCAGCAAGCAGGCTGTTTTTGTTGAAGACGCGGGTATGGCAAACCGCACAAAACACTTCTTCAAATTCAACACCATGTGCCAACCTCTTATATCCCATGATGCGGCCGTCGCATGCGAATGCCGAAACCGGGACCATAGCATGTTCGGCAAATGCGCTGCCGCTTCGGGTCTGGCAGTTAAGGCAGTGGCAGGCATAGACGTAAACGGGGCTGTCCGTGATCGAATAGGTCACGGCACTGCATTCGCAACATCCAGTTATGGTCATCGGCGTTCTTCCTCGGCGGCTACGGTGGATTTTACACATGCCTACCAGCCCGGATCTATGACCGCAAAGGGCTCAAAGTGACCTTCGCACCGCCTCCAGTTGGAGAGAGAAAGTGCCCACCACCCGCGAAGCCATATTCGCCGCGCTCCTCGCGCGGCTGCAGCCCCTTGCTGCCGCTGTCCTGCGCGACGAGATCCTCCCCGAACGGATCCCACCTCAAGGCCTGATCATTCTACGCGATGGCCAGCCGGGCGAACCAGAGGTGACACTGTCGCCGCTGCGCTATCATTACCAGCATCGGGCCGAACTCGAGGTCGTCGTGCAGGCAGGATCCAACCGTCCCTCCGCTTTTGACACGCTGATCGCCGCCATCGGGTCGGTGCTGACGGCCGACCCCACCCTCGGTGGCCTTTGTGACTGGGTCGAACCAGAGGCTCCGGTCCCAGTCGATCTCCCCGTCGAGGGCGCTGCCGCCATCAAGGCGGCGGTAATCACCGTCGTCCTGCACTATACCACCGCCAGCCCGCTGACCTGAACTTCCCCAACACCAAGGAAACCTCGATGGCACGTGCGCAAGGCGCGCGGGCGCAGATGGCGCTTGCGTATGAGACTGTCTATGGCACCCCGCCCACCACCGGCTTCAGGCTGATGCCGTTTGCCCGGACCACGCTAGGCTCGGAACAACCGCTGCTGACCTCCGAGCTGCTGGGCTATGGGCGCGATCCGCTGGCCCCGATCAAAGACGCGGTCACCGCCGATGGCGAGGTGGTGGTGCCGATCGATGTCGAGGCCTTTGGCTATTGGCTGAAAGCGGCCTTCGGTCAGCCGACCACCACCGGCACCACATCCAAGACCCACAGCTTCCAATCCGGCAATTGGACGCTGCCCAGCATGTCGATCGAGACGGCCATGCCAGAGGTCCCGCGCTTCGCGATGTATTCGGGCTGTGTGCTGGATCAGCTGTCCTGGCAGATGCAGCGCTCAGGCCTGCTGACCGCCACGGCCCGACTGATCGCGCAGGGTGAGACCATCGCTGCGGCGACGGCCGCCGGAACGCCCTCCACCCTGGGCCTGCAGCGGTTTGGGCATTTCAACGGCACGGTAAGGCGCAATGGCAGCGCGCTGGGCAACGTGGTCTCGGCCGAGATCACCTATTCCAACAACCTCGACCGGATCGAGACCATCCGCGGCGACGGGCGTATCGACGGTGCTGACCCGACTATGGCCGCTTTGACTGGCCGGATCGAGGTGCGGTTTGCCGATAGCGCGTTGGTCACTCAGGCCATCGACGGGGCGCCCTGTGAGTTGGAGTTCAGCTACAGCCTCGCCGCGGGCGCTAGCTTCACCTTTTCCGCCCATGCCGTCTATCTGCCCCGCCCGCGCATTGAGATCGCCGGGCCTCAGGGCGTGCAGGCCAGCTTTGACTGGCAGGCCGCTAAAGCGACCAGCCCGGCACGGATGTGCACCGCCACCCTCATCAACAACATCGCGAGTTACTGACCATGATCCGATTGAACCTGAATGCTGCCCCGGAATGGCTCAGCCTCGCACCCGGCCTGCGTCTGCAGGTGGCGCCCTTGACCACGGCGCTGATGGCCTCCGCCAGGGCCGATCCTGCGATCGAGACACTGCCCGAAAACACCAGCCAAGAGGAGATGGCGCTGATCATGGCCAAAGCTGTGGCACGTCGGGCGGTGCTAGACTGGGAGGGGATTGGCGACGACGCAGGCGACGCCATTCCGGTCTCGCCGGAGGGCATCGATGCCCTGCTAGACATTTGGCCGGTGTTCGAGGCGTTTCAAACCCAGTATGTGGCCCGCGGCCTGATACTGGACGCGGAAAAAAACGGCTCCGCGCCCTCGCCGACTGGTCCTTCGGCGGGGGCGATCGATACTGCGCCGCCTGTGCCGGCCCCTGCCCCGACTGCCCGGCGCGGCTAAACCGGCCGCTGACGCAGGATGGCTGGCAGGTCTGGGATCTGGTCGAACGTTTGGGCGGACAGCTGCGGGTAATCCCCGGTGCAGTGATCGGCTGGGACATGAGTGCCGCGCTGGCCCTCGGCAGTGCGCTGGGGATCAATCCGCTGGTCGTGGCAGAACTGTTGCCGGAGATCGAAGCGGTGATGGTGCGCAAGGTGAACGAGCAGATGACCGGCAACGACGCCTCAGACGTCAGGTCGTGACCTTCCGGATCAGCATCACACCGTCCAATTCCTCGAAATGCGCGTCACAGGTCAGCAATGTCGCCCCCTGCGCCCGGGCGGTGGCGAAGATGATCGCGTCCGCACTGGCAAGCTTATGCACGCGACAGGCATCAGCCGCCGCGAGGGCGATTTCTGTATCCAGCGGGACGACCTGACAGACCTGGGTGAAGGCGATGACCTGATCGGCTTTGTCCTCGCCCACCTCGCGGGTCAGCCATTTGGCCAGCTCCAGCTGAACCATGGTCGGCACCAGCCAGTCCGCCTGATCGGGCAGATGCTCGGCGATCTGTTCGGCGGTCGGTGACCCGATCAGCCATTCGATCCAGGCCGAGGTATCGACGACCACGCCCATCAGAACCGATCAGTGCGGTCGCGGTAATCCGTCGGGGACGCACCTCGTGCGATGCCCTGGAGTGCCTCGCGCTTTGGGACCGGGACCAGAAGAACCCCGGTGCCCTTGGGAATGAAGGCGAAGGTCAGCCCGGCTTCCCAGTGCTGCGCCGCCCGGATCGCCTTGGGGATCGAGATCTGGAACTTCGAGGAAAGCGTCGCGGTCTCAGACATAATCATACCACCTCTTTATCGATGCCGGAAACGTAAGACGATAACGCTGTCAAATCAAGGATCCTGACCCATGGCTGAGAAACGTGTCTCCGTCCGCCTGGTGGCGGAGGGCGGTCGTCAGGTGCGTGCCGAGTTGACGGGCGTCGGGGAGGCGGGCGCCAAGGGCTTTGGGCGGCTGTCGCGGGAGATGGAGCTGGCCAACACGCGGCTGGCGGCATTCGCGCGTCGCACCGCGATCGCCATGTCCGCGGCCGCCGCGGCTGCCACCGCCTCTCTAGGCCTGATCGTCCGATCCACTGTCGAGAGCGCGGCGCAGATCCGTCAGTTCTCGCAGATCGCCAACGCCACGCCTGAAGCCTTCCAGCGCTGGACAGCTGGCGCACGGACCGTGGGGATCGAGCAGGAGAAGCTGGCAGACATCCTGAAGGACGTAAACGATCGGGTCGGTGATTTCCTGCAGACCGGCGGTGGGCCGATGGCAGACTTCTTCGAAAGCGTCGCGCCCAAGGTTGGTGTGACGGCCGATCAGTTCGCGCGTCTGTCTGGCCCCGAGGCATTGCAGCTCTACGTCGACACGCTGGAACGCGCCGGGCTCTCACAACAGGAAATGACCTTCTATCTGGAAGCCATGGCGTCTGACGCCACCCGGCTGCTGCCGCTTCTGCGCGGCGGCGGCACGGAGATGGCCAGGCTGGGCGCCCAGGCAGCCAGCCTTGGAGCGGTGCTGGACGGGGATGCCCTTGCTGCCCTGCGCCGCACAGAGGTGGCACTGGGCACGGTGTCGCTGGTCTTCGAGGGCCTTCGCAACCGGATCGCCGTTGCGGTGGCGCCAAGCCTCGAGGCCCTCGCGTCAGTCTTCGTGGCGCTGGCCTCTGAGGGCGGCATTCTGCGCAGAGCCATCGATGCGCTGGGCGAGAACCTCGGCCGGCTGACGACTTATGCTGGAACGTTCGCGGCGGTCATGGCCGGGCGCTGGGTGGTTGGGCTGGCCGCTGCGGCCTTATCCGTGCGCGGGCTCGCGACCGCGCTGGTCGTCCTGCGCGGGGCGCTGATCCGCACCGGCATCGGTGCGCTGATCGTTGGTGCGGGCGAGCTCGTCTACCAGTTCACCCGGCTCGTGTCCGGCGCGGGTAGTTTTGGCGAGGCCATGTCGCTTTTGAAGGACTTGGCCTCCGAAATCTGGGACCGCATGGGCCTCGCCCTCGACGCTGCCCTGGCGCGCATGGCGGCGGGATGGGAGGGACTGAAAGCCACGGCGCTGACCGCGCTCGATGGCGCCCTTACCGGCGTTGTCAGCTTCGGCGATCGCTCCGTGGCGGTATTCCAGGGTGCGTTCGATGCAATGAGGGCCATTTGGGGGCGTCTGCCTGGCGCCATCGGCGACTTCGCGTTCCAGGCCGCCAACGGGCTGATCAGCGGCGTCGAGGCAATGCTTAACGGTGTCGTCACCCGCATCAACGGCTTCATTGCGGCGCTGAATGGCGCCTTGGAGCTGCTTCCCGACTGGGCGACCGGCGACGGCGGCGTGCGGATCGGCACGCTCGATCCGGTCGCCCTCGGCCGGGTCGACAACCCCTTCGCCGGCGCGGCCGCAGCGGCGGGATCTGCGGCGAGCGATGCATTCTCCGCGGCCTTAAAGCGCAGCTATGTTGATGCGCCTGACCTGGGTCTCGGTACAGCGGCCGACGATGCCCGGGCCCGGGCCGACGGCTACCGCGAGGCGGGGCGGATGCTGAGCGATGCAGCAACCCAGCCCCTGGCGGCCTGGGATGCGCTGAAGGCTGCGGTGACCGGCACCGGCGACGCGGGTGAAGAGGCCCTTACCCCCGCCACAGAAGCCGCTGGTGCGCTCGGCACAGCGCTTTCGGACACGGAGGCCAAGGCCGAGGGAGCCGGGTCTGCTGCCCGCAAGGCGGGCGCGGCTGCCAAGGCCGCGGCGGAGGAAGCTGCGACGGGCTGGCGCGCCGTGACCGAGGCGCTCGCCGATTATGCCCGCGATGCCATGGAAACCGGCCAGCAGATGGGCTCGGCGATGGTCAATGCCTTCAAGGGCGCCGAGGATGCGCTTGTCAGCTTCGTCACCAGCGGCAAGTTCAACGTCACGGATATGGCCAACTCGATCCTTGCCGACATCACGCGCATTGCCCTGCGCTCCGCCATTCTGGGCCCCCTCGCATCTGCGATTGGCGGGAGCCTGGGAGGAGCGTTCGGTGGGGCTTCCGGAGGGAACATCCTTGCGGGGATTTTCCATCAGGGTGGAATGGTGGGCGGACCTTCCCCGATGCGCGCGGTTCCGGCACTGGCCTTCGCTGGCGCGCCGCGCATGCACAGCGGCGGCTGGGCGGGGCTGCGCTCGGATGAGGTGCCGGCGATCCTGCAGCGTGGCGAACGGGTGCTCTCCCGCCGTGAGGTTCAGGCGCAGGGGCACCCGCGTCCGATGCAGGTGGTGTTCAACATCAGCACCCCGGACGCGAACTCGTTCCGGCTGTCGCAGGGGCAGATCATGGCAGATGCCCGGCGCGCGCTCGGGCGTGCGCAGCGCAACAGCTGAGCGAGGACGCATGAGCGGGTTTCACGAGGTTCGGTTTCCGCATGCCATTGCGCGCGGTGCGACGGGTGGTCCAGGCTACGACACGACCATTATTACCACGATCTCGGGCTTCGAGCGCCGCAACGTGAACTGGCAACAGGCCCGGGGGCGCTGGGACGTGGGCAGCGGCATCAAGCGCCGGGCAGATTTCGAGGCGCTGATTGCGTTCTTTCGGGCCCGGCAGGGCCGCGCCTACGGCTTTCGGTTCAAGGACTGGACGGACTTCGCCACCCCGCAGCGGGTCCAGCTGGGCAGTGGCGACGGGACGGTCAAATCCTTTCAGCTGGTCAAGCGATACGCGTCAGGCGGGGTCGAAGCGGTGCGGACCATCACGAAGCCGGTTGCGGGCACGGTGCGGGTGTTCCGCAATGACCTGCTGGTGTCAGTCGGCGTGTCGGTCAGCACGGCCACGGGCCTGGTGACCTTCACCTCAGCGCCGGCCGCAGGGGCGGCAGTCTCGGCCGAGTTCGAGTTCGATGTGCCGGTTCGCTTCGATACCGACCAGATGGCGCTGGGGCTGGACCACTATGAGCATGGCAATTGGGGCCAGATCCCCATCGTGGAGATCAAGCTGTGAAACAGGTATCTGCGGCGCTGGCCGCGCATCTGGCGGGCCCGGTTACCACCCTCACGACCTGCTGGTCGATCCTGCGCTGGGACGGGGCCGAGTTCCTGTTCACGGATCACGACGGCGACGTCGCGTTCGATGGCAAGATCTACCGGGCCAGCGTCGGCTATTCCCGCACGGCGATCAGTTCGGACGCGCAACTGGCCGTGGACAATCTGGATATCGACGGGTTCCTCGACGACGCGTCAATCACAGAGGAGGACATGCGCGCCGGGCTGTTCGACTTCGCCGAGGTCCGCATCTTCCTGGTAAACTGGCAGGCCCCGGGCATGGGCGCCCTGCGCTTGCGTCGGGGTCGTCTTGGGGAGGTGACGCTGACCGGCAACGGCATGTTCCGCGGCGAGCTGCGCGGGCTGACGCAGGCGCTCCAGCAGGAGATCGGTGAGCTCTATTCGGCCGAGTGCCGCGCCGATCTGGGCGACGCGCGCTGCCAGGTGCCGCTGCTGCCGCCCGTCATCGAGCGGTCGACGTCCTACGCTGTCGGCGACGTGGTGCGGGCCCCGTTGCAATCCGGCACTTGGTCATACGGGACAATGTCGTTCCGCTGCACGGCCGCCGGCATCACGGCCGCGTCGCAGCCGGTCTATGCGGAGGGCGCAGGTACTTCGACAACCGATGGCACCGCCACCTTTGTCGCCGAGCCGGCTTGGACGCGGAAGGGACAAGTCGACGCGGTGACGGCTCGCGTCTCCTTCACCGGCACCGTCGAGGGCGCAGCGGTCGCGTCCGGCTGGTTCACCGCCGGCGTGTTGACCTGGATCACCGGGCCGAATGCCGGCCGATCTGTCGAGATCAAGTCCTGGGCCTCGGCGGGTGGCGCGTTTGAGCTGTTCATCCCGGTCGCCTATCCCATCTCGCCCGGCGATCAGTTCACGGTCGCGCCGGGCTGCGACAAGCGCTTCGCCACCTGCAAAAGCCGCTTCGCCAATGTCCTGAACTTCCGCGGCGAGCCTCTGGTGCCGGGCGTGGACTCGACGATGAGCTATCCCGATGCCGTATGATCCCACCTTGCATGAGCGCGCAGTTCTGGCGGCGCGCGCCTGGCTCGATGTCCCGTTCCGTCATCAGGGCCGCTCGCGCGGCGGGATCGACTGCGTCGGCCTGCTGATCTGCATGGCCCGCGAGCTGGGTCTGCCGGAATACGACGTGACCGGGTACACACGACGCGCCCAGGGCATGGGCTTTATCGAGCATTTCCGCGCCAACCTGATCGAGATCCCTCTGGCGACCGCCGTGCCCGGCGATGTGATGGTGTTCGTGGAGACGGTCTTTCCCTGCCACACCGGCATCCTGTCAACGCGGCACGGCGAGCCGCACCTGATCCACGCGCACGCACCGCGGCGGAAGGTCATCGAGGAGCCCTTCGCGGGCGAGTGGCGCGACAAATTGCGGTTTGCGTTCCGGTTCCCAGGCGCGGGGAAGGTCTGATCGATGGCGGTACTTGCGGTTGCGGGTGTCGGGGCATGGGGCTCCGCAGCCATGGGCTTTGGCTGGCAGGCGGGCTGGCTGGTCGGCTCGACCGTCGGCTCGCTCCTTTTTAACAAGACGCCGGATCAGGAGGGGCCGCGTCTCTCTGACCTGACGGTCACCTCGTCGGCCTATGGGGCGCCGATCCCCATTGGCTACGGGACCATCCGCATGGCGGGCAACATCATCTGGTCGGCGGGCATCCGCGAGGACAAGAGCTCGGAACGTGTCGGAAAGGGAGGCGGGCAGAAGGTCACCAGCTATACCTATTTCGCCTCGTTTGCGATCGCCTTCTCCGAAGGCCAGGCACAGGATGTTCTGCGGCTCTGGGCAGATGGAAAGTTGATTTACGACAAGCGCGGCACCGGGACGAGCGTGGCGAAGTCGAGCTTCAAGATGCGGTTCTATCCCGGCTCGGAGACGCAGCTGCCCGATCCGCTGATCGAGGCCGTCGAGGGCGCGGGCAACGTGCCGGCGCATCGGGGCCTCTGCTATCTCGTCTTCGAGGATCTGGCTCTGGGGGATTTTGGCAATCGTATCCCCAACATCACCGCGGAAATTACCTTCGCAGGCTCCGCCCTCAAGCCCTGGCAGTCTGTGGACGTCATCAGCACGACCGAGGGCGGGCTCTTTACCAGCTATCAATCCGATGAACTTGCCGTCGATTGGACGCGCGGCGCGGCCTACTTCGTCACCAGCAATGCCGGCTGGGGTCTGCGCCGGATCAACCTCCGCACCATGAAGGAAGACCGGCAGCAGCTCATGGTCGACGTTGTCGCGGCGCCCCCCTCCGACGGCCCGCACTCCTTGTTCGCGGGGACTGACGGGTATCTCTACATGAGCCTCGGGGGCGCGGCGAACACCGTGCCGGTCATTCGCGTCGAGCCAGACAGCCTGCGCGAGGTGGCCCGGTTCGGCGTCGTCAATTACTACTCCCTGACCAACACCACCACGAGCTTTGCCAATGTCATGCTGATGGGCATGGTCACCACGTTCGGGCCCAGGGGGCGCCGGGACTTCCTGTTGACCGGCTCGCTCTTCGATGATGTCGGGCTGCTGGACACGGACGGGCTGACCTACGTCTGGGGCGCTGGCGCAGCTGCCGAGATTGACGAGCAGCAGGTCTGCGGCGTCGTTGGCGGGGCGACGGACGCTGGATTTGGCGACGGCTGGGTTCTCGGCAGCGCCCGCACCTCGACGAACCACACCAGCGCCGGCCTTTATCGCATCCGGGTGTCGGCGGGAGCGCGGTATGACCCGACTCTCGGGCAGACCATCGGCGTGAGCTTCGAGAAGCGCAAAGCCTTCGCGCCCTCGGAGATCGAACCCGGGGCAACCGGCTTTTACAGCTCGGCCGCGGAACTGTCCTACGACCCGACAGATGACAGCGTCATCTTTCAGGTCAGGATCTCGGACGCCGGGAAGCCCGGCACTATCTACACCGTGAAGTGGCGCGACGGGTTCGGCATCGTCTGGAAGACACGCGTCCCGATCACCTCCATCTACGCGAAGAGATCCTGTGCGCCTCGGCTGCAAGCTGGGCGGTGGGCACTGCTGGCCGGAAGGCGTGTCATCCAGCTCGATACCAGCACCGGCGCCCTCGTTTACGATGAGCAATGGCCGCCCGAGGTCAGTGTGAGAGGGTTCCAGCACTATGACTCCGTCTCCGACTCGATCATCGTGTCGACGATCTCGGCCGGGATCCTGCGGCTCTCGCTGAACCGCAGCGGTGGCGAGGGCGCGGTCGTCGGCAGCATCCTGTCGGATCTCTGTGGCCGTGCCGGGCTTGCGCCGGGGGATGTCGAGACGGCAGAACTGTCCGACATGGTGCCGGGCTATGTGATCGCCCGCCCCTCCAGCGTCCGCGCCACAATCGAGCCGCTGGCGCAGGCGTTCTTCTGCGACGGCGTGGAAAGCGACGATCAGCTGAAGTTCCGCGAGCGCGGCCGCGCCCCTGTGGCAACCCTGGATGCCGACCTGCTGGTGCCGCTTGATGGCAGCACCGGAGAGACATGGCGGGAGCAGCGGACCCAGGAGGTGGAGCTGCCCGAGCGGGTCAACGTGATCCACATGGACGCGGACCTGGACTATCGGCAGGGCGCCCAGCTGCAGAAGCGGGCGGCTATGCCTTTTCCCACCATGTCCTCGCGCAACCAACTCTCGGTCGAGCTGCCGATGGCCATCACGTCGAACACGGCCAAGAGCATCGCCGCCAAGGCACTCTATTCGGCCTGGATCGAGCGCAGCCGGCACGAGGCGCGTCTGCCCAGCGACTATCTGCTGCTCGAGCCGACCGACGTGATCGACGTCACCTTGCCGACCGGGGCAATGCTCAGAACGCGGATCGAGCGCATCGACGTCGGCGCGGATTACAGCCTGTCCCTGCGCGCGGTGTCGCAGGAGGCGGCAAGTTACACGGCAGAGCTGGTGGCGGATGGCGGCAACGGGCGGCCATCGCAGGTGCTGGCCGGCGAGCCCTTCACCCGGCTGATCCTGCCTGATCTGCCGCTGCTGCGCGATATCGACGACACCGCTGGCGTGGGCAGCCGTCTCTACCTTATGGCAGGTGGCTACGGCGACCCAAACTGGCCCGGCGCTTCGGTCTACAGGAGCCGGGACAATGCGGTCTGGGAGATGACCAGGCGCCTCGGCCGTGAGATCGCCTATGGCGCAACCGTCAAGCCGCTCGGGGATCCGGCTGCGGTGTTTGCCACCGACGAGGTGAACGAGCTGCATGTGTTCATGACCACGGGAGCGGATCGGCTGGAGAGCGTCACGCAGGAGGCGATGCTGAACGGGGCCAATGCCGCACTGCTGATTAAGGCAAGCGGCGAGCCCGAGATCATCCAGTTCCGCGAGGTGACGCCGCTCGCCGGTGGCGGGTTCGTACTGCGCGGCCTGCTGCGCGGGCGACGCGGCACCGATGTATTCGCGTTTGGGCATCAGGCCGGGGAGACCTTCGTGCTGCTCGAGCCGGCCGCGATGGAGGGGCTGACACTGGCGCTCGCCGATCTGGGCGTGTCGCGGTACTGGCGCGCGGTGGGCGGTGGTCAGCTCTTTGACGACGCGGACACCATTACCCGCACCAACACCGGCCGGGATCTGATGCCCTACGCAGTGGCGCAGCCACGGGCATCGGTGTCGGGCGGCAACATCGTGCTGTCCTGGATCCGGCGGACCCGGCTCGGCGGCGAGCTGCGCGACGGCACTGGGACAGTGCCTCTCTCCGAGGCCAGCGAGGCCTATGAGGTGGACATTCTCGCCGGTCCGGGTGGTGCGGTGTTGCGCACGCTCTCCGCTTCGAGCCTGACCGTCACCTATTCAAGCGCAGATATTGCCGTCGACTTCGGCAGCCTGCCTGCGACTCTGTCGATGGTCATCCATCAGATGAGCGCCGTTATTGGCCGGGGCTTGCCGCGCGCCGTCACCCTGGAGATTGCCTGATGCCCAGTCCGAACCTTGCAGCGCCGCACGTGGCCGCCGCCCAGAACCAGAAAGAGGTGACCATCAACGACGCAACGGACGCGCTCGACCTGGCGATGACCGCATCGCTCAGCGTCGACTGTTCGGCCGGCGGCTCGATCACGGTGACGGCCCCGCAGGCCCGGCGCAATGTGCGTCTGTCCCTGACCGGCACGCCGGCAGCTGACGTCACCCTGGTGCTGCCCGCCGTTCCGCGGCTGCTGCTGATCAGGAATAGCACCCTACGGCAGGTGAGCGTCAGAAACGCGACCGGCGCGACGGCGGCGCTCGCCGCGGGTAGCGAGAGCGTATTCTACAGCTCGGGCGGCGGCGTCACCGTGGCGGGCCTGTCGACCGCGGCGGCGGCGCAGGTCTACGACTTCGGGATGCTGACCTTCCCCACGCCCGGCGCCTCGGAAACACTCGGGAAGGTCATCATTCCGCGTGCCGTGATCCTGCCGGCCAACCTGACGGGGGCCGTCGGCCATGTCGACGCAAACCCTGCGGCGGACTTTGTCATCGATGTGACGCGCAACGGGTTTTCGGTCGGTACCATTACGATCAGTCCCGCCGGCGCATTTACATTTACGACGCCGGGCGGCGCCCCCGTGGTGCTTGTGGCTGGAGACGTGGTGCGCTTCGTCGCGCCCTCTATCGCCGATCCCACCATTGCCGGCATTGCCTTGACCATCGCCGGGAGCCTCGCGTGATGCCCTTGCTGTTTTCAAGCCTGTTCAGCGGCGGCGCTGGGGCAGCACCGCCGGACCCAGCCAAGACGCCGGTGAGTTTTGTGGATGGTGTGGCGTTGCCCAACATGACGGCTAACGGGGTTCAGAGCCTGACCCTCAATACCCACCAGCCTGGTGACATGATCGTGGCCGTGACAGCGAACCGGGAGCTCAATGCACCGCCGGCCCTTCTTGATGGCTATACCGAGGCCGTGTCGGGGGTTTCGCTGGGCACCTCGGCGAGCGGCTGGCGCGGGTTCCGGGTGCAGACAAAGGTTGCGACATCGGCAAGTGAAACCATCAACTGGACCGGAGCTTATGGGTTCCTCATCGCTCTACGAGGGGCGCGGAACGTAGGCCGCGTGTGCAGAACGTTGTGGGCTGCTGCACCTACTTCCAATTGGGCCGTGCCTCAGCTCTATGATCTCGACACCTCGGGCGTCGGCTTCCTGCTCTCGGGCCTGCTCGGCGGGGAAGGCGTCACCTCGGTGACCGCGCCCTATCAACTGCTTCCGCCCCCCAGCACGGCAAGGCGCTTTGCGGGCTTCCTGGCAGAGAATGCGTTCGAGCGCAGCGTGCATGCGCGCTTTGGCGCATCGGGGACGTGGAACGCCACCTTCTGGTCGGTGGAGTTCCTGCCGTTTCCTCCGGCAGAGGTTGTTCTGCCTCCCGGGGCCTGGCGCCTTGACCCCTTAAAGACTCAGGCCGGCTATATGGCCTGGCGCGGCGGGATGACGGTCGTCAATTCGGTCGGAGGGATCGATTACCAGGGCTTTGTGCCGACCGAGAAGTCGTTTTCCGTTGGGAAGCGATATTGGGAAGTTGAATGCGCCGGGGAATACGGAGCGAACGCGAATTACAACGGCTACATGGGGGTCGCGAGCGCGGAACAGGTGGCGCAGTCGGGTGCGGGGAACGCAATTCAGTTTGGCTCCATCGGGTGGAGGGGAAACGGCGATATCTGGTCGAGCGACAGTGCCGCAACCGGCTCGCGCAAGTTGATATCCCGTCCGACGTTTGGGAAAGGCGCCGTGCTCATGTTCGCCTTCGATCCGGCGACGCGCGGCCTTTGGATCGGCAAGGATGGAGTTTGGGCGAACCACCCGGACACGGACGCACCGACCTACGCATCGAGCGCGGGCAGTGTCTGGCATCCGTTTGTTCAGGGACGTGATCCCAACGAGGGCGGAACGCTCCGTTCCCTGCCATCTCAGTTCAGCTTTCCGGTGCCGACCAGTTGCATTCCCCTTGGCTGATCCGAGCGCCCCTTAAATTCCGAGCTAAGGACGAAAGGAGGGACAGAGCCATCGCGGATGAGCCGAGAAGCCGGATGGCTACTGCTGGAAACCGGTGATTTCGACCTCTCGGCGCCCCAGTCACCGCCGCCCGCAAGATCCGGCGCCGCGGGCTGACCTTTGCAGTCCCCGCACCCGCTTCGTGGGATACATCTCATCTGAGACCAACACCGCAGCGGCCACCGCCGTCTGGCTGCGCGTGGCATGACCGCACACCGACAGGCAATAGTCAGGCAGAAACCATGATTGACAACACCGACCGCGGCATCACGGTCAACAAGGCGCTCGCCTCGACCATGCTGGTCTCCGTGACCGGGCTGATCTGGTGGGGCGGCGGAACCCTCGCTTCGCTGCAGGGCGCGACCGAGCGCCTCACCGCAGCCCTCATGGAGACCCGCGAGGTGATCGTTGCCGACCGCGCCAGCTCTGCGCAGCTCGAGGCCCGCATACGGGCGCTGGAGAATAGCGCCGCCCGCCAGGATGTGCGCTTCGATGCGCTCTCCGCTTCGATCAACGAGCTGAAGCAGCAGGGGCGCGAGTCCAACGATCTGCTGCGGGAGCTCCTCCAACGGCCATAACGTCTGCCGCCCGCCGTTTAGACCACCCCCAGCTCGCCACTTGGCGGGCTTTTTCATGTCCGGAGACCGATAGAATGACAACCACAACCTATGCCCATTTCCGCGATGTCCCCAAAGCCGCATGGCGCTGGCCTAACTTTTCGCCTGCCGAGATCGCCTGCCGTGGCACGGGGGCTATCAAGATCAATACCGAAGCGATGGACAAGCTGCAGGCGCTGCGCGATCGTCTTGGCAAGCCCCTGATCGTCCGCTCCGCCTATCGCAGCCCGAGCCACAACCGCGCCGTTGGCGGCGCGTCGGCCTCCAAGCACATGCTGGGGACAGCGTTCGATATTTCCATGTCGAACCATGATCCGGCGGCCTTTGCGAGGGCGGCCCGCGAAGTTGGCTTTCTTGGGTTCGGGACATATCCACGCTCCGGCTTCATGCACATCGATCTCGGACCGGCGCGCCACTGGGGCGAGCCCTTCCCTATACGTGCAACGGCCTTCGCACCGGATATCGCGCCGGCCAGAGAGGTGTTGTCTGAGAGCCGTTCTCTGAAAGGCGGAGGGGCGGCGGGCATCGCCACTGTCGGTGCCGCCGGTGTGGAAGTGGCCCAGGAGGTCCTGGCGGAAACCCAATCTGCCGTCCTGCCCCTCGTGCCCTATCTCGACGTCCTGCGATGGGTATTTATCGCCGTCGCGCTGATCGGCATTGCCGTGACGATCCATGCCCGCATCGACGACTGGAAGCGGGGCCAGCGATGATGGGCTGGATAACCGCCCGTCTCGCTAGTGGAGCAGTGAGCAAAACATTGGGTGTCCTGCTGGCCGCCTTCACTATTGCCCTGTTTGTGCTGAACCTCCGCCGCGCCGGTGAACGCGCCGGGCGGCTGGCCGAGCGCCTTTCAACATCGGAGAGAACCTATGAAGTCCAACGTCAGATGCTGGACGCTGCCAGCCGCCGCCCCGCTAATCGCAACGCTCTGGTTGAGCGGCTGCGCGACGGTCAGTTCTGATGCATGGCAGCCCTGCCCACCCGTGGTGGAATATTCAGCCGCGGAGCAGACGCGAGCGGCCGACGAGGTCGAAACTTTGCCCGAGAGCGCCGCGGTGGTGACCATGCTGAGCGATTACGCGGTTTTGCGCGATCAAGCGCGGACGTGCCGGTAAAGCATGAGACATTGCTATACGATCCTGGAGCCCTGACACAGCTAGGCGAGGGCAAGTCCGACACCTTGGGCGGGGAGCCACCCGATGCAGACGCGGCAGGGCACTCTCAGCATCTGGCCGGAGCGGACCCTTGGACGTCACGTAGCATTCTTAGCCTAGATCGACGTGGTGGGCGGAACACCGAACCGATGCGGGCGTGGCACAGCGTTCGCGGTACCGGGCCGAAGCGGCCGTTTGGACCGGTCACACTACTCTCAGCTCCACCCCACGTGCGGGGCAAAGCGTATTCATTTGGATCTCGAACATGACCGTCCTCTTTTGTGGATCTTCGTCGATCCACCGTGCCACAGCGATGCCGCCGGGGGGCAGTCGCATTATCAGTGCCCCCACAACCAGCGGAATGTGACCAGTTCCCGGAAGACCCTTTCACAGCGCGACGCGAAAGGGCGCCGCCGACGTCCGATCTGCGTGCCATGCACCGCTCAAAGGGGGGCTGACATGTTGGTGAAAAATGTTTTACCGATTTGAGCAGACTTTCCGACGATAGCCTGTCCAAAGCGGTGTCGAACAACAGAGATGGGCCAATGGTTCTCAGCGTTTCATTACAAGCACAACCGAAGCAACGACCATGACCGCAGCTGAGGCAAGCGAGGATCCGGAGAACCGTCTGGAAGCCGGGAGTAAGTCGGGATATTTTTCCTCGCAGCTCACGCGGGACCAAAGAGTGGTCGTTGCGATCGGGCTTTCTGTCTGGATCGCGATTGGCGCTTTGCTCACGCTGATTGCCCGTGACGACTGGAAAGCACTTATGGCCAGCGTGCACTCGACATCAACCACGGTGTCTGGCCTCTTGGCGGAACAGTCAGACGGGTTGCTCGTTACTGCGGATCTGGTGCGCAAACAGGCCCAGCGCGTTCTGGGCACCTCTGGTCCGCTCAATGTCGATCGTGCTGCCTATGATGATCTGCGAAGTCTGATCGACATCAGCCCGACGATTGCTTCAATATGGGTTGGGGACGCCGAGGGTCAGGCCGTGCTGACAACGCGCGAGTTTCCCGCGCCTGATCTGAGCGGGGCCAGCCGAGACTATTATTTGACCGTCCGCGACGATCCCGATCGCCTATACGTCGGAAACTTACTCGTTAACCAGTATGCAGCAGAGGCGCTGCTGATCAACACCAGCCGAAGGCTATCGAACCCAGATGGGTCCATGCGCGGTTTCGTGCAGGTGTCACTTGATCCTGCATCGATCGGCCAAACGTTCCAACAAGTCGACCTCGGGTTTGACGCCTCCCTGTGGTGGATCGGGCCGGACGGCCGTGCGCTCATCCGCGAGCCGGCAATACCGGCGGATGAGCTGGATGAACGAACTCCGCCTGGCTCCGAAAGCTGGCCTCAAAATGGACCGGAAGCGAGGGCGGACGGTACTACGCGAGTTCAGACACCAATCATGGGCATGTCGGAAGGAAATCGTAAGCGTCTCTATTTCTGGAGCGATTCGCCACTTTACGGCAGCCGTATGATTGTAGGGGTGTCTTACGACGCGATGGTTGCACGCTGGACGGCATCGATAGCATGGACGGTCGCTTTCGGCGTCGCCATCGGACTTGCCAGCATGGTGATCCTGTCATTGCTTTACCGCGCCCGGCAAAAAGGACTGGCTTACGCCGCCCTGCTTGAAAGCGATGTCGCCACGCGGACAGTCGAGCTTGCCGAAAGTGAGGCACGTTTAAAACTCGCCATCGAAGCAGGGCAATTGGCCGTTTGGGAAGTTGATGTCGAGACCGACACCGTTATCGGATCGCCGGAGTTGAACAGGCTTTACGGGTTCCCAGAAGACAGCACTCCAAATCTAGACGAGTTTCGGTCACGGTATGCGCCCGGAGAACTCGTGCGGGTCAGAGAAGAGAGTTCGAAAAGAATTGCCCAAGGCGACACAAATCTGGAATCAGAAATTCGGCATATTTGGCCAAACGGAACAGAAAAATGGCTGTTGATGCGGGCGCAGGTTGGCCGCAACTCTACGAATACTGGAACACGTGTGGTCGGTGTCGTCGCCGACATCACCCGAGTGAAGCAGCAGGAGGCCCGCATTGCGACGGTTGCGAGCGAATTGCGGCACCGATTGATGAATACAATTACTGTGATCAGCGCATTGGCGCGCCTCTCCTGGCCGAAAAATTCCAGCGACGAGAAAGATGAATTTCTGACCCGGCTCCGGGCGATCGGCAAGGCAATTGATCTGATGTTTTCGGCGGGAAGCGACCCGGAGAGGGCAACTCTAAGGCACCTTTTGTCCGAGATCACCGATCCATACAAGTCGGCAGGCCACAATCCGTTCAATTTCGAGGGGCCCGACGATGTCACCGTGACCGAACATATGCGTCCTCTCGCGATGGCATTCCATGAGCTTTGCACCAATGCGTTGAAGTATGGTGCTCTGTCCGTAATCGAGGGAGAGGTATCGGTGCGCTGGAGCTATAAGGCAGACAGCTCTCTGCACATCGTCTGGCAGGAAATGCACGGCCCTGTGGTTAGCGCGCCAGAGAGATCCGGTTTGGGGTCATCCCTCCTAAAAGATTTACTGTTCAGTAGACCCAATTCAGTTTCGATTGAATATCGACCCGACGGCGTGATCTGCACCATCGAAATACGGAACGCTAGCGGCTAGAAAAGCCATGTCCTCAGACCGTCTTCATTTGCACTTGCTGCATAATTTTCTCTAGATCCGCTTTGTAGAGCGGCTTACTTATCCATCCGAACGGCCTTGCGAGTTCGACTCGCGTAATGGCTGCGTGATGCATAATAAAGCCGTCGATGCACATCGTGCAAATTATTTCTCGAGCGCAGTAATTTGCAAACTAGGTCCTATAATAAATGATAATTTTTGCAGGAATCGGTACTACACAGGCAGGAACAGGCGTATGTAACCCGCTACAATCTGTGGGTGATCAATCTAAAATTGATTATATTGAGGCGAATACTATGACGTTCATCGACGCTGATCTATTTGAAAAACTGAGCCTTTTCGGCCCTCTTTTTAAGGAAGACGGTAGCTTTGATATAGCGCGCTATTTTAGTGCTACTGAACTGAAACCTACCCTTTCAGAGCCTCCAGCGTTCGCATATTCTATCTGTAAAAATACGGCTCAGCTTTCTCAGCTGCCTCTGGGTATATCCGGCCCCACCGCACAAATTGGTTGCTGACCGAACCTCCCAGTTCCCGAGGGTACTTACCCAGGACGCCGTTGATAGTCCCTTAAGCTCGGTAAAGCTGGCGAAGATACAAACCTGAGGGTCAAAGTCTCGAGCAGTGTCGACGATGCGGGTATTTTCATTAAAATGCATTCTTAAAATAGCCATAGGCAGTATCGAATAAAGATGGCGAACGACGGCATAAGCAACTCCAAAGAAACCAAGTCAGATAGACCTTCCGATATCGGTTTGCTCCAGGCGGTTTGCGAGAATGCAAGCGGCGCACTGTTCGTTCTCGATGAGAAGCAGCGCTGCATCTACATGAATACGGCCGCCGTCGAGCTCACGGGGTACAGGCTGGAAGAACTTCAGGGGCGCCCGCTTCACGACTTCATCCACCACACACATCCTGACGGTAGCCATTACCCGATCGAAGATTGTCCGATCGATCGGGCCTTCCCCGAGTCCTGCAGGCAGCGCGGGCATGACGTGTTCATCCACAGGGACGGCCACTTCTACGACGTTGCATACACGGCCAGCCCACTTGAGCGCGACGGCGTGGTTGTAGGAACTGTGGTTGAAGTCCGCGACATCAGCGCGGAGCTTGCGGCACACAGGGCGCTCGAGGAGGAGACACGGACGCTGGAGACGCTGAACCGGACAGGATCTATGCTTGCCGGAACCCTTGATCTTGAAGAGATCGTCCAAGCCGTCACCGACGCCGCCACCGAGCTTTCCGGCGCGCAATTCGGCGCGTTCTTCTACAATACGGTGAGGGAGGGCGAAGCGATGCACCTTTACACTCTCTCCGGCGCTCCTCGCGAGGCCTTCTCGGCATTCCCTCAGCCTCGGCACACGGCAATCTTCGGGCCCACTTTCGTCGGCGGCACAGCCATTCGGCTGGACGATGTCAGAAGTGACCCGCGTTACGGGTTAAACCTCCCGTTCAATGGTCTGCCGTCCGGGCATCTGCCCGTGACCAGCTATCTTGCCGTGCCCGTTATCTCGCGGACCGGAGAAATCCATGGTGCGCTGATCTTCGGACATGCGGAACAAGGCACTTTCAGCAAGCGCAGTGAGCGGATCGTGACGTCGATCGCCGCGCAAGCCTCCATTGCGATCGACAACGCCA